CGGCGAAGCGCCCTGTACATTTCCTGGAGACTAATCGCCCAGGCATCTAATGCTGTATATGTATCGAGGTCAATAACCTTTTTACGAGCCATAAGATAAGTGTTACTTACCTAACAATTCAATAATGGTATCGACACGCGCTTCTAGTCGATTAACTTGATCTTTGATCGATGAACCGCTATTCGGCTTCAACTCCGCTAAATAATGTTTGATCATGAATTGAAGCATGGCAGTAACACCACCCAGAACCGTCACGATCGCTACTGCAAGAGCAGCATAATCCTGCGCTGTCATTTTTTAGGCGTGGCATATCCGAAAATACCTGCGACGATCGAGCCAAGGATCGCCCGGTAATCAAGGCTGAAGTTAGAAGTAGTTCCCCATACTGCTAAGAATGCCCCTACGGAAATTATTGCTGGGTGCTTCATATTCATTTATTGCCTCCTAGTAGTGGGATATTAAAGAACGAGCCATCTTCATCACCTTTGCTAGTGAAAGAGATATGGCAATGATGGTTGTGCGGATTGCTTCCTTTGTATTTTCTCCAGCGCCAGCCCAAGCGAGACGATGCAATTCGGCCATTGAATATGACATAGGAGATGCGCTTATCTCCCGCCTTGGCGCAGAGTCGAATTTGATCAGCAATATCGGGCATGAGGTCAGGCTTGCCGCCCTTATTGACATCTCGATCGGCATCGATCGCTCTAACCACCCCAGTCTTTGGATCAGGATTATGGTCGCTAGGACGTGATGCGTGACGTGTATCGCCGATCCAGCCATCGGAACGCCGATCACGATCTGGGAAGGTGTCATCAAACTGTTCCCTTAATTGTTGACCAGCCTTACAGAGAGTTGGTTTCATCAATTACTGTTTCTTCATTTGGATCAACCCAGTTTTCGCCATCCCAAATCCAACCAATGCCAAATGAGCCATCGTATTCGACACATTTTAGATTTGTTACTTTTTCAGCAATAGCTTTGCTGTCTGCAACAATTATGTTGATGACGGTATTGCCGTTAATAACTGCATAATTTTTTGTCATGATTTTCTCCTAATAGTAAATAAATAAAACACCTGAAGCGCCTGCGCCGCCGGCTCCTGGTGTTGCGCCTTGCCCACCACCGCCGCCACCGCCACCGCCTGCGCCGCCAGCTCCACCTGTTCCACCAACGGTTGCCTGAGCTGAAGCGACTATTGCACCACCGCCGCCTGTGCCGCCTGTACCTATTGCGCCGCCTGTACCCGGTGTTCCTTGATTTGTTCCACCTGTGGCTGCGCCGCCGTTAGTGCCCGCTCCATAAAGCCCGCCACCGCCACCGCCTGCTGCGCCGCCAGTCGAACCACCATTCGCACCGCCACCGCCACCGCCACCGCCTGCATTAGTAAAATAACCATTTCCCGATCCCGTACCACCCGCGCCGCCGTTGGTCGCGCCAGCGCCGCCACTACCACCGCCGCCACCGCCACCTGAAAAGCTAACGACTCCATAAACTGTTCCAGTAGCACCGCCGGCTGCGCCTGCGCCGCCGCCTGAGTAACTTCCACCCACGCCGCCAGTAACTGTGATATTTCCAAAGCTTGATGTGCCGCCTGTGCCGCCCGCTGATGTTCCCGTACCGCCTAAACCGCCAGCGCCAATAGTGCAATTAGCAGACGGAACCGTCCATCCAGACGATATTGCACCACCGCCGCCAGCACCGCCGCCGCCGCGTTGAATGGCATCACCGGTACCACGCGCGCCGCCACCGCCGCCGCCAGAAATGATTATATAAACCAAACCAATTCCCGATGGAAGCGTAACGGCTCCAGATGAAGTGATTGTTTGTTGAAGCTTTAATCCTGTTGGTGCTATTGGCTGAAATCCGATATTGCTAATCGACATTATGCTAACTCACTTCCGAAAGCGTTAAATGAAAGATTTGCACTTGATGAATAAACTCTAATTTTATCCGTCGCTCCGAGTGTGATTCCTAGTGTGAGAGCAGTCGTACTATTTGCCGCAAGACTTGTGTCATAAATTAAATAGTCTTTTGTGGCTGTGGCTGCTCCAGCCACCGATACGCTTATTCTATAAGTTGCGCTGGTAGCGGCTCGATTTGCGACCACAATCGTGCTGACTATTGTTTGAGTCGATGCCGGTACTGTATAAAGATCAGCTTCAGTCGTAGCCGCTGGCGCTGATTGACCTAGAATTTTATATGTTGTTGTAGCCATTTTTAAGCTCCCATAAGTAGAAACGGATGAAGTATAAGTCCCTTAAAATTTTCAATTTTGTTCAAAGTTGTGTCGATATCGTCACCAAGAGTTCGCATGGCTAAAGCGCCATTTTTGACAAAATCGGTGTCGTTTGGTTCATCCCATCCATAATAGGGCGATGTAGCCATTTTTTCTCCTTATTCGTATTGGTACCATTGTACCGTAGGGTTAACATCGTTCCATTTTTGCAACGCCGAGACATCTTGCCAACGAGTCGGCACAATACTCAAGGTTGAATCGGTGGAAGTTAAAGTCATATTTGCCTGATATTGGTTAAAGCTAAAAATCCAACCCTCAATAAATCCCTGATAAACGGAATCTAAGACGGCATTTGGCAGGTTAAGAATCTGGATTGGCTTACCCATGTACATTCCCAAGAAAATGTCCAAATCAGCAGAAGAAACATAGGAAGAATCAAGCATTACTGAGAATTGAGAAATGCTGGTTTGGGCAACAGCGCGTAAAGCGACATAGTGATTTGCCTGATATTGGGCTTCAACAGCATTTTCCAGTTCGGTATTGACCCGAGAACCGATTTCACCATAAACGGAAATTGAGCCAGCGGATTGAGCTGTAACGGTGGCGTTGGATTTATAGGTCAATACGATGGAATTGATGATGTCATTTAAAGATCGATTGGATGATACTCCAGACCAAAGGATATAGTTTTCAGGTATTGTCCAATAACCGTAATCTTGCACTTCGTTTAATCTGTGCGATTCGTTGGCATAACCAATCTTTCCATCGGTTGTTTCATATACATATCCAAAAGCCATTTGAGCGTAATAGGTGGCAAGCGTGTACGAATCCGTTGGATTAGCTGGTCGGGCTGTAAATTCATAAACTGGCGGCGTGTCTACCGTATCGATTGTGACTCCAGCTTCATTGAGAATCCGAGTCATTCGAGCATCATCATATTCTTTTGGATAAGACGAAGTACCAACAATTTTTCTTGCCATTTCACCAAATGGTGCTATAGCGGTAATTGTAGAAATTACAGCCGTTCCTATTGCTCCAGAAGATTGTACATTGTTAGCAATGTCGGTAACTTTGCCAGTAAATACCGTAACAGGTGTACCAACAGAGTTTTTAACGGTGATGACTAAAGAATCATTTAATTCGATATTGTAATGAACGCCATTAGTAGAAAGAAGTTGTACATTAGCAAATCCAGCGCGAGATTGATCCCAGATATTTGATCGACCATAACTGATTTGAACATTCCAGAGAGTTTTGTCTGTGTAGGCAATCCCGCCAATAGTGACAGTTCCTTCAGGCTTCCAGGTCACGACAAAGCAACCGCTCTCGAAATTCCAAGTGAATTAAATGTCCCCGATGTAGTGGCTTCTGAGTTGAGTACTTTTGCTATTTGGCGAGCAGTTGATACTGGATCAATAGCGCCATTAACCGTAATATTTGTAGTAGATGCTGGTCTAATATTGAGATAACTTGGAACTCCAGAAGGAGATACCGGGCTCGATGGCGCTGAGGGAGAAGATGCGCCTGAAACTGATGCGTTATCGAACGGGTTTAACTTAGAACCTAATTGCTTAGATAGATCAACTACTCGCTTAATTGCATTGTAAAGATTATTAAAGAAAGTAACTACCTTGGCTAAGCCATCGATCAAGCCAGATATTACTCCACCTATAAACTCAAAGGCTTTACCTAAAACCTTGCTTAGAATTGGAGCGAGCACGTCACGAGCAAATTCGGCTATTGCCTTGAATAAGGTTAAAAGCGGTTTAAGTTCATCGCTATTATCAGCCAGGGAATTCTTGACTAAATTAAAAGCCCTGCGAAGTCCGTCGGTAATAGGAGTTAGAAATTGAATTACTGGGCTCAACTTCTCGCCCAGGTTATTAGTAAAATCGGCAATCGCTGGAATTACTCTATTAACGATTACTTCAACCATAGGAGTTATGGCCGTCAGGATGTATGAGCCTACGGTTTCCTTGCCTTCATCGAAGGCTATTTGCAAACGGCTTAATTTGCCCTGGAATGTGTCGGCTTTAGTCGATGCCTGATTCTCAAAAGTATTGGCTAATTTGGCGGTGATTTCATCCATGCTCATTGTTTTAAGTTGAGCGGATGTAAGTCCGATGCCTAACTTAGCGAGCGAGGCTGTATTACCTTCAGCAGCCTTAGCCATTGCATTAGTTACCGCCTCAAGGGATTTGCCTGAACCTGCTGCGACATCGATGGCAACGGTTTGCAACTCTTGAGCCTTTTGAAGATTTCCAGTTGCCCTGGACAACCTCTCTAGCGATGGCCTCAAATCTTCATCAGTCACGCCAAATGCAAGGGAAGTCTTGGTTATGTAATCCTCTGTAGCCTTAATCTGATCGTCTGTAGCGCCTGTTACATTCTTAAGAGTGAGAGCCAACTTCTCCTGAGCGGCGGCATCCGCAATGGCAGACTTAACTCCATCAATCGCCAACTTGCCAGCGTAGGCAACGGCTGCTGCTCCTGCTGCTGCAAAGGCCAGCCCAGCCTTCTTGCCAAAATCTGAAACTTTATCGCCAAAGGACATTACATCCTTATCAGCCTTATTAAGATTCTTAGTGAAGTTATCGACGTCAGCAAGAAGTTTGAGCGTTAACGCCCTTGTACCTGTTGCCATTAGCCCCACTCCTTCAAAATCTTAGTAAATGATTCAGTCCATCTAGCAACGATTTGAGGTTGAATCCTGCGAAGCGTTGGATAAATAAACCAGCCCTTAGATCCTCGACCTTCGCGGCCTGACCATACAGGGAACTGCTTAAACTTATTAGAACCGAATTCTGTACCGCCCCAGATATCTTTAGTGGTTGCGCCACCTGAAAACTTCTGAGAAGCGAATCCATAAGTAATCTCACCGATACGGCTTGACTTCTTAACCCTTGAACCTTGAGCAATACGGCCTGAAACTTTAGTGTTATTGCCTCTGCTTGCAGTTTGAATAACTTCAGCCCGGGCGAATTCAGCCAGAGCGCCTGATTGGCGCTTGGCCTCATCGTTTGCTTCTTCACCCATATTCCGCAAAGCCTTGAAGACCGTACGGAGTTCAGTCTGGTCGAGTGCTACTAGCTCACTTGCCACGATTGCGCTCCTCTAGTACTTCTATTGCTGTAAGAATATCCTCGGCACTTTGCCACTTATCCATTGGGATCTGTGTTGCTATTGCCAGTTCAACTAAGAGTCGGCTTACGCTTCCTCTTGGATGACTTTTGGGTCTTCCCCACCTACTTCAATGTCTGAGACTGATTCCATCCAAACATCAAGTGTCTTAGTTGGTTTTCCCCCTGCATCACGTTTCATTGCTGAATGTGCTACATAAAGAATGTCCCACATGCCACCAAATTGAGAGATAACCTTTTTAGTTGTCATTTCCCATTTGGCGTAATCAGGCGGGCGAACCAGGTAAGTGGTTTCGGTTCCATCTACATATTTAATTGTTATGTTCTGTTGCATTGCTTGCTCCCGTTTCTATTGTTTAGCTAAAGGTTTCGACTACTGTGCCTTTTGATACCTTGAATGTAAAGTCTACAGTCTGAGCATCTGTTCCAGCGCCACCAGCAGTAGGGAATTCTGGCATGATTGGGAACACGAATTGAGCGCCTGTAGCGGCTGTAAGAGTTACGCTGATGTCTGTGTCTGGTGCTGATTCTGCAGCAGCCCATAGAGCTTCGCATACTGAACCAGTCTTGCCCCAGTCTGCCAGCATTGAAAGAGCGAAAGTGCCTTCGATGTTTGTGGTCTTGTAGGCTTCGCCGTCAAGAGTCTGATATGTCTCGCGCACGTTGGTCTTAGTTAGAACTGCTGAAGTTGCCTGAGCCTCGATATCTGTTCCACCTGTGAAAGATAGAGAAATATCGCGACCTGTGATTACTGTGGTTGCCATTATTTATCCTTAGTTTGTTTGTGTGTAGTAGGTAGAAACTCTGATATCTGCCACCAAAACATTGGAAGGGCCGACCTGAGTAACCGTTGGTTTTTCAACCGCTCCGACTGTGTATCCCGCTGGGATAACCTTCAGAACACTTATGACTAGCTGCTCGAGATTGTCGAGCGATGCCGGGTTGCTGTTATATGCAACTGCGACTGAGATAACGAGATTAATTTTAATGTGAAGCGTTGATTTGTTAATCGTCTCTAATTCAAGGTATGGAGAATCTGGGACTGTAACTACGAAAGGAACCATAGGAGCCTCTGGAACGTAGGCATAGACATTGCCTGCTACGTTTGCAAACGCTGTGGCTAGTGGAGTCCGTACTGTGTCTAAGATCGTTGATGCTGGCATTACTGCACCATTGAATCGGTATCGATGTACGCCCCTAATAGCCCTGAGACACGATTAAAGAGGCTGCGGCCTAAGCGATATGGCGAAACGTTTGTGAAGTCGATTCCCTCGATTTGGCCACCTGGAGCAATACGAGATTGAAATACTTCGACTGAAACTGCAAGAACTGCGGATTCGACTGCGCTAACTCCGACATAAGTGGCCGCGCCTGAAAGGGTTGCCTTGCCTGAAGGAATGACGTTTCTGCCATCGATGTCTGCGTTTGTGATTGATACTGTAAAGAATCCGTTAAAGTCTCTATAAACGCCGTCAACGAATACGCGAGAATTTGAGTTCATTACGTAGGTATCAATATCGTAATTGCTAGATTCTAAAATTGTAAAAGTGCCATTAAACGGGGAGCCGCATCCTGTGATGACTACGCTCTGACCCTCTGAGAAATTGTTTTCGCCTAGGACTGTGTAATAAGCAATATTGTCCTGCAACTCCACGCGTGAAATCGGTGAAGCGTATGTAACGAGCATTGGCAAAATTACGGCCTCAGCGGTATCTATTACATCTGTTAAATAACTGTCGCTATAAAGAGATACAGAAACGCCAAGGATTGACCTTAGCTCTGCTACGGTGACTATCGATGCCATCTCTGTATCCTCTCTATTAAACGACTGGGGGAGCCACCGGGAGCAGCAGCCCCCCCATGATTAGTTAATTAATTACGCAACCATATAACGGTATGCGCCTGCGCCGATCTTTGTTGCGATTGCACCATAACCGTAGTATCCAACTTGAACCTGACCTGTTGAAATGAGGTTAGTCTGAAGTGATAGGCGTGGTGACTCGTACCAGGTGTAAGCATCTGGATTGATGATAATCATTGAGTTATCGCCTGTACCAGATAGGTTACGAGCTACGCGAAGGTTGAGACCCAAGAGGTTTCCACGTACTGCTGTTGCTGTAAGTGTTCCGCCTGCGTTTTGTGGGTTGATTGTCTGTTGGAAAATTGGGCGATTTGAAGAATCGACCAAGCCCATTAGAACGCCCCATTGTGCTGGAGATACTGCAATGTTTGTAGCAAATCCAAGAGTGTTCTCGTAGATTGAAACTGCTGCATCTGCAACGAAATCTGCTGCAAGAGCACCAGTTGTTAATGTGCGGTTTCCGCCGTCTGTTCCGCCTGCAATTAATGCGGTTCCGACTGCTGTATCTGTTGCCTTTGCGTATGCGTATTCCATTTGGCGTACGAGTTCAGCAAAGAATGCTGGAGATGAACGATCAAGCAATTCTAGTGAAAATGTTTGCTGACCGATGTACTTCTTAACATCAACTGAAACAAAAGCAGCGTTCTGATCTGTTTCTGATGGTGTTCCGCCTTCAGCCGCGATTGCAACTGTTGGAGCAACTGTGATCTTTGGGATCTCAAAAGTCATACCTGCATCTGGCAATGCACCAGTTGATACTGAATCAATCAATGGACGATCTGCATTTGAGATGCCGTTGATAACTTCAGTTAATTGACGTGTTGGTACTAGACCAGCGTTGTCTGTTGTGTCTGCTGCGGCTGCAACATACATTTTTGATGTGTCGTTGCCTAGTGAGGCACGAACTGAATGCTCGAGATAAGAAGCCTTATCAACGATTGGGTTACGAACAGTAGTTGAAATATAAGGTGCTGTTGCAGCCTTAACTTCAACCTTTGCAGCCTCTACCGTTTCTGCGGCAGGAGCAACTTCTGGAACGGTAGTGTCTGACACTTGTTCTCCTTC